ATCGAGTAGATAACTTGTCATACAAATTGTCTTCCATAGCTTCCTCAGTAATTGAGAATGCCATAGCGACAGTTTCATGATTATATCTTGCTACCCAACCTTCTCCAGTGTCAGCATAGTTTACAGCTTGACCTTCAAATTTTACAGAAGCTTCTCCAAAACCTGGAAAAAGAACTTCTTCTTCGAAGGCTCTATTTGATGTTTCCTCATCGAACAGCACGGCATGCTCGTTTTCGTATCTAGAATACTCTGTTCCGAAAATTGCATGTAACCCAGGTACTAGTTCTTTAAGGATTTGACCTCTTGATATAGCCATAGTTATTTACTCCTTATATTACGCAATACCTGTAACGCCTGTAGCGCCCAAACGGTGTTGATGTGAATTGATTCTTACTAGAATGTCCATAGTAGTTCCAGCAGATGAGAAACTTAAATCAGTTTCAGCACTACCTAAAAGTTGTAGTGGGAAAGTGTTTGTAGTTGCTATCGTGCTAGAGTCTGCTACGAGACCACTCTTGAAAGTTACTGTTGAGCCTGATGGTGATGCTACGATTTGTAGGTTATTTCCAACGTTAGCTGCAGTTAATGCGCTAGACGCTTGATCTGCTTGGATCTTAAACAAAGTGTTTGGATCGTCATACACATAAGCTTTGAATTTAGCTTTAGCAACTGTGCTTGCTGGAATTGAACGTACAAATTTAACGTCGCCAGTAGAATTGTCTGAGTATTCAGCTCCGAAGAAAACACCTACAACTGCACCAGGGGATGCTGATCCCATGTCAGTTACAATGTTTCCAGAAGAATATTGTACTAAGTCGCCTTCAAAAAAAGCTGAAGGTGCTGTAGCTGCTATTCTATATCCGTTACCGTCACAGAAATTATTGGCTCTGATTGTTCCGCCAGTAGCTTGTCTTACTGGTTCTAATCCGTATCCTGCCATAATTTTCTCCTTATTGCAAGTTAAAAGTTTATACGATTCTCAGAGCCAATCTAATGATTTACTCTTCGAACCTTGGTTTTTGTCCACCGCCTGTAGTGACAGAAGTTTTGGACTCGTCTCGAACTGGCATCGATGAATTTTGATTTTGCATATATTCACTACTGTATGCTCTATCCATTTTTCTAGTTTGTTCGCGGTAAAACTCTTCTTTCTGTTCAACTAATTCTTTTGAGTTTTTCATAAGAATTAAATCGCCAGAACGAACAGTGCCCTCGTGTTTGCCAGCAGATAACACGTCAGCGTGATAGTCTCCCCCAAGTTCATTAGGTTGAACAGGCACGTAGCCTTCGCGTAATCTTTCGTGGACATTTGAGTCATCTGGATTATTCAACAATTCGTGTCTAACCCATATGTATTCCATGTCCGCTTCTTTTTTTGATTCAGGAATCTCTAATCTTTTTAGTGGTTCCCAAACCTTTTTTCGAGTTGCCGAAGCCCGACTTTTACGGCTTGTCTTAGTTGCTTGTGTCATTTCTAACCTCCCGCCTGTTGGCGCACTTTTTGTCGCGCATATTCCTGTAAGGAAACTCCTAGTCTGTTAGCCATATCAACTTCTGATTTGGTTAACTTAACTTGGTTTTTCCCGATAGCAGAGCGCGTTCCGCTCAAAACTGTTGGAACTTTTTTAGCTGCCTTAGTTTTAAACCTTTCAGGAAATTCATCCCTGATTCGAGAATCAAGTTCGTTATAGTATTCATCAGCATTTGTTGAAGGTACAATACCTTCATCAACTAATTCTTTGTGAATAACCATAGCGGCTTGAGTCATTATCCGATCTTTAGTAGAACTACCACCAAACCATTCATTTCGTTTTTGCCAATTTAAAGCTTTACGATCTGGAGCATAGTCTTGTTTACTTTGCTCTTTCTTTGGTTTATCTGTTTGTGGCTTTTCTTTTTCAACACCAGATTCAGCCCTTACTTTATACTGTTGTGCAATTAAAGTTTCTGCTTTGACTGAAGCTAAAGCATCTTGGGCTTTAATTTCTGAGTCAATATCTCCTGCTTCTTTTGCTGTTTTCAGTGCAGATAAGGATTGTTTCTCTTGAGCTTTTAATCTTTCTATGTACGAATTAATAGCCTGCAGCTCGGAATCCCTAGATTTAGTTTGAAGTTCAGTTCTTTCTGAAGTCCAAGATTGCTCTTGTTCTTGCAAATTTTTAAGTTGAGCTTCTAACTCTTTCTTTTCTTTAACAAGACGTTTGATTCTTTTCTCAGCCCTCTTGCCAAATTGTTTTTTATCTTTGGGTTCCTCGATATCATCAGAGCTTTCTGTATCTTCATCTTCATCAGACGGTTCCTCGTCTTCAGATTCTTCTTCTACAACTTCTTCTGATTCGACTGGAGCCTCCTGTTCAGTTGGCTCTTCAGGTTTGGTTTGTTCCGTACCTTCAGATTCTTCTCCTGGAAGATCAACAATTATTTCTTCTTGCTCTTCCTGTATTTCTTCTTTTTTAGTTTCGTCTACCATTAGACCTCCTTCGGTTGCGATCCGCGTTTTTCGCTTGTCCTATATAATATACTAATATTATAATATATGCAAGTCTATTTATGTGATATTTTCGACGGATCTGGTACTACAGCTAGCACTTCATCGTCATTAATCATCGAGTATTCTTCTCCTTCGTACTTGAATTTTAACCCAACATACTTAGCAGTAAGAACCCAATCACCTATTTTACACCACGATTCGTTCTTATCATGATAACAATCAGATCCCATAGATATAACTTCAGACACAACACAAGAAAATTTAGCTGCTTCTCTTGAATCATCAGTTAATATTATGCCCCCTTTTGTTTTCTCTTCTACTTGCCTGGCTTTTAGTAAGACTCTAAAACCTGAAGGTTTTGGTAGCAATAATTGTTTAGACATTGTTTGCCTCCTGTTTGTATAGTTTTTGATACTCATCTTTTACTCTAGATTTCATATCTTGCAAGGTATGTCCTATACCCAGCATATATTTGTATGAAGCAAAATCATCGGCACCCACACCAGATAGTTGATCTTTGTTGGCGTCTATTGCTTCATCCAAAGCCTTTAATAAATTGTCTTTTAATGTATTAGCGTTCATGTCTCTCCTGTTGAAGGGGGCAGTTTTATGCCCCGTCCATTTACTTAATGTCTACTGTTTTAGGTTTTTTCTCCTCTGGTACAATCTTTTCAATATATATTGAAAGTAAACCATTTTTTAGATTTGCATCTGTCACTATCATATCATCTCCTAATGCAAATGATCTGATAAATGATCTTTGTGAAATACCCTGATGCACTACATTTTTATCTTCAGTCTTTTCTTTTTTAATAGATTGTACTGTCATAGTATTGTCTGCATACTCCACATTAATATCTTCTTTACCAAAGCCTGCTACAGCCATTTCGACTACATAGTGCAAAGCATCTAATTTTTTGATATTGTATGGTGGGTAGTTTGGTGACTCAGTTTTTATATCCATGAGTCTATCTAGTATTGAATCGAACCCAACTGTAAATGGTCTGTAAGGTTCCCAATTTATAATATTCATATAACCTCCGTTAAGCGTTATGTTATGATCCCATTATGGCGATCGATGTTAGTATAACACGTTATTTATTTTTGTTCAAGGAATTTATAAAAATAATTTGTATCATCACCTGCAGTCCATTTACTTACAGATTCTACATTATATTCTATAGTAGATACTTTAAAATCTGGTTGCTTTGGTTCTGATGGTGTTAATGATTTATCATAAAACAAAGTTCTATTATTAGGTTGTGCTGCAAAATGTCCGTTATCTAATTCTATAATATTAAAAGATTTATGTTCTGCAGGAACTTGTGAATAATTTATATTAGGTAAATTGTGATCTGCATGACAACTATCGATTGTAAATAAATATTCTCCTTGGTACCATTGTTTTGCTGGTGACAAATATTTAGCCCTAGGTGGTACAGTTGTTTTTTCTATTACTGTTATGTGATAACTAAATGCATCCCAAAGTTCTAGTTCTTCTAATGGAAGATCATCTTTAACATCAGGGGAATTAACAAAAGCACTGATAGGGAGCTTATCATATAAAGCAGCATACTCTGGCAAATACGTTTCAAAGTAGAGCGCTCTACCCTGGATTGACTTAACAGTAGCCCAAACACCTTCTACAAATTCTCCATGTCCTTTTTGATGATCATATAAATATTGTTTCTTAACATAAACTTTTACAGGTGGTACGTTAGCAACTAAAAATGACATTACTTTTTAAACTTACGCCCTACAAAGAAAACAATTAAGTTTTGTATTGTGTTTAGTGTAACCATTAAAAGTAACCACGCCTCCCATAACTCCATCTATTTAGTTTTGCCACGAGCTTTTTTTAAAGCTTCTTTGCCTCGTTTTGCAATCGCAGCTTGTTCTTTCTTGCCTGCAACTTTAGCACGTTGTTCTACAACAGTCAAGATTTGTATCTTACGTGCGTACGGTTTATTAATTCTTTTTACTTTAGCAACAGTAGCCCTAGCATCTGCAGGTGTTGCATACTTAATACTGACTGTATCTTTTGGATTCTCATCTGTATATAATCTACGATCAGAACCTTTTGGTTTTTTACCAGTACCGACTTTTGGATCTTTTCTTTTTACCACTTACTTCTATTTGCCCAATATGCCGCAGACATTTTACCTTTTGCAATATTTTTTGCATGTCTTGCTTTAAAAGATTTTCTTTTCTTTTTCATTCTATCAGACTCTCCTGCCTTTGGTTTGCCAGCAGTCTTTGCTCCTTGCTGACCATACCTAATTGTTTTAACTTTATCACCTTCTTTAGCAACTACTATGTGTGACTTCTTAGGGTGATTAGGTGTACGCTTTGGTTTATTAAAACCTGTAACACCTGCTCGTTTTAATCTTGGATCTTTAGCCATTATCTATACGCCCTTGTTTTCTTTGCAATCCCTTTCGGTTGCTTCACAAACTGTTTGCCCTTTTTTGTTCCTTTTCGCTTTGCCTTTGTCGTTGCCGCATACTCCGCAGATGACAGAGCTTTGATCGCTTTCTCGGGTAGATATCTTTCCCCAGTAACGCTTGACTTCTTCCCAGACTTCGTTCGCCATTTTTGTTTACCCCAGTCTTTTAAACTCTTTTGTGATTTAGCTAACGGCATCCCAGTGTCTCCTTATGACATCAAGTTTGTCTTCAGCATCTGCCACACTTCCCATAAGTTTATCTATCTCCTCCAGGTGTTGGGGATGTTCCCCAATACCCACAGGATTTGACAAATAAATATTTATAGTAGCCTTTGCCTCAGCTATTTGAGCCTCATACTTTTTGCTAAGAGCATCTAGTATTTGTTGTTTATGCATTTATAAAATAATTATAAGTGCTAATACGATTACAGCTATGCCTAGAATTTTTTCTTTTCTAGAACTGTCTTTAATCATACCCCAAACATTTTTTATCTTACCCATGAGTACTCCTATTTCTTTTTCTTTTTCATTTTAAGCATCATAAAATCTTTTTTAGAAATTTTACCATCCTTGTTTGCGTCTATTTTTTTCTGCTTGCCCTTTAAAGGTTTTTTATTCTTTTTGGCAGCAGGTGTTTTCATTGCATATCCTGGCATTATTTGTATCCTCCTCCAGCTTTTTTATAGGCTTTGGCCATTGCTTGCGCCTTACGCGCACTCCATTGTCCTGCACCCGTTCCATGTGAAGCTTGTGCTTTAATACGATTAAAGATTCGCTTCCTTAATCCAGGCTTAGTATAATTACCAGCTTGGTTAACTTTTGATTTACTTTTTGTTTTTGCTTTTGCCATTCTTTAACATTCCTTGTAAAGTTTTAGCTTGACCCGCATGAGTCTTTGAAGCTTTTTTCAATCCCTTAATTACTTTCTTAAGTTTCTTTTTCATTAAACTCTCCTTACGGTTGTATTGATTATACCTTCAATATTAGAAGTCATATCAGCTGCAGCATCCATTCCGATCTGTGCTTCTTTTAACTTACGATCTTGATCTTTATTTTCATCATCAATCATTAATTTACTTTCTTCTAAGTCCATTTTATCTTCATGTACTTTCATATCGTTCATTAATTTTTGTGCACGTAAAGCTAAATCTTTTCTTTGTATATCTAACTGTTCTTCAGCTGTAGTTTTATTTTCACCAGCCATAATTTTTTGTTTCTCTTCATCAAACTGATTTACTTTATCTGCAGCCTGTGCTGCCATTATTGCAATTTGATTTTCCATTTGAGGTGGCATCTGTTGACCAGCCATAATCATTTGTTGTGCTTGAGGATCTTGAATCATCTGTGCCATTTCTTGTTGATACTTTAATGCAAGGTGATCTTGTATATGCGACATTAATAATTGTTGCATAGCTGGATTACTTTTATACGCAGGGTTTTGTAAAAACATACCATGTGTAACAATGTGTGCATCATGATTTTGATCAGGTCTTGGTTGTAAAGGTGCCCCCTTTAACGAAGCCATGTTCTCTGAAATAGGATCAGCAGTGAAAGGTTGTTGTTGTTGTTTTAAATATCTTTGTGGTTCGTCCACGCCCATCGCTGAAAACAATTCCATACCTATTTGCTCCATGTTGTAAGCAGCTGGGTTTTGTTGAGCGATGGACATGATGGCGTTTATTTTTGCGATCCTGTGTGCCTCAGTCGGCATATTAGGATCTGATACAGGAATTACATCAATACTTTTCAGATTGAAATCTTTCCTAAATATCTGCTGTGCTCCACCTGCCACTTCGTAGGGATACAAATCAGGAAGAAACTCCGAATCTAATCTAGTTAGAATACGAAGATCTTTAGTCTGTGCGGCATGTAATCGTTTATGCACAGCATTGAACAGCTTTGAAGACTGCTCAAGCAGGGCCATGGTTGTGCCAACTGGCCCATAGTTTGTTGCATTTTCTACTACGTTATCAGTAGAGTCTGCAAACTGGGATGCGAGTTTAGACGCATAATCCATTAAATTAAATAAAGTTGATGATGGTTCTTTAAACGGAAGTATTTGTAAAGACTTTCCTAAATCACCAGCGGGTGCATTTACTTCTCTAAATTCACCTGGAGCAATAGGCTCGTCAGGTGCAAGGACACGTAAACCGTGAGCCTTGAAACCACCTGGCAAGTTCGCAAAGGTTCCAGCATCAATTAATTGACGCATAGAGGAAGTAGCTGTTTTAGTTAATCCACCAATTAAGTGTATGTAACCGTAACCATAAAAACCTAAACCTGGAATCATTGTGTAATGCGTAAAGTACATTTTCTTTTTACGCATAGGATCATCTTCATCATAATTTCTTCTAATTGCTAAAACTGTTCCGTCTCCAGTCATGTGAACAATGTATGGTAATTTAATGCCATCTTGATCTTCATATCCAGGTAAATCTAAATTAGTATGCATCTCTAATATTTCTACATAGTCATCATTTTCCCCTGGTTTAGAAACGCCTACAATTTCATCTGAAGTTTCATCAGCTGAACTTTGTTCTACTCCATAGTCTGCATCAATGTCTACATCTAAAAACATTCCTGCAATTTGCATTTTCTTAATTTCATTTTTAGATATTAAATATTTATGAGTATATCTTTCTGCACTTTCTAAATTAGAAGCAAAATAATCTACAAAAAAATCTTGTGCTTTGATAAATTCTGTAACTGGTCTTTGTAATGCAGGATTAAAAGAAGTTTTCTTAAACGCTGTTCCATATAGCGCTACATGAAATAACATCTTGTCTAACTCAGGGCCATACTCTGGCATTTGTATTTGTGTTTGCCAATTTAAAAATTGTCTTACACGATTGGCTTGTTCTAATTTAGGTTGAGTTTGTGTGCCCATAATTCTAGTTCTAACTGGGCCTTCAGTTGGAAATAATTCTTTATATGCTTTAGCTTGAAACTTTACAACTGCTTGTGCAAGAACTGGGTGTGTAACACCACTTGCTCCTGGAAATGCACCAGCACCTTCATCATATTTCAAACCTAATAATTCTATACCTTCTTCAGCTATTTCATCATACTCTTCTCTTGATGATTTATCTCTATCGTAGCCTTCTTGTAAATTTTTTGAAACTTCTTGTACCTCTGCTTCAGACATTGTTTCTGCTAAGTTAGCATCGAAGTCCCCCGTCATCATAGGTTCTTCGTCCATGAGACCCATGGCTGTTGCTTCGTCGATTTCTTGTTGATCAGTTAAAGTTATTTCTGCTCCACCATCTGGTGTTTCAGTTACATCTTGATCGCTAGGCATGCTTGCAGATATTGCATCATCATCCTCTAATTCTATTCTTTTTTCTATAGCCATGTATCCCCTTTAGTAGAATTTTCTACTCTCCCTATTATAAATCTCTTGCTCTCGTTTGTCAAGCCAAGTATCAGCTCCATGTGAAACATACCCACCATTTCTCATCCATATCAATGCTTGTGTAAGTGTGTCCATATAATCATCATGAAGTCCTGCTGGAAAAGCTCTAGTTTCATCTATAACTTCCATAGCCCAATCTTTTTTAAAAGGGGCAAATATTCGTCTGTTATGAAACAAAGATGTTATAGAATATGCTCTAGCAACTTTATCTCTGTCTGGTTGAAACTCAAATATAGGCAAACCTGTTAAACGTAAGTCTTGTATCAAGGATTGACCCGAAGCTTTCTTCTCTATCAGTATAGAATCTGGATTATGTTGATTATATTTTTTAACTGCTTTCTCTCTAAGTGTCGGATAATCCCATCTTCCTTTTTCTGCCCCCAATAATATTAAGTTAGGTATATCTAATCCTTTAGTAAACACACCCCATGTAGTTATCGCAGAATAATCTGCAGTTGTTCGTGTAGAAAATGCAGTATCCCATGATTGTATTATGTATTCACACTCAGGTGGGTCTGGATTCTCCCAGTTCTGCCACCAATCTAGTTTTATTATGTTACCTTCTTCTGCAGATGGAGCTTGACCGTACAATGCATCAAATTTAAATGGGGGTGTATTGTTTTTTGTGCGGATTATTTCTTCAGTTGACCAATGAAATCCGTTTTTCTCGTCAGGTTCTGGCCAAAATGACTCACCTAACTGCAATTCTGTGTATTTTTCCGATAAATAACCCTGTTTAATTAGTTTTTCACGCGCATCTTCTAGTTTTTCTAAAGAATCTGTAGTATTTAGGGCAGGAATACGCACAACTTCCCATGAATCTGACATAGGAGAGCTATCTTCTAAAGATAATAAGTGTCCAGCTAAGTCTCTTTCATGCCATCTTGTCATAACTATAACAACTTTACCACCAGGCATAAGTCTTGTACGCAATCCAGAAGCATACCACTCGTTTAGAGCCTCCCTTCTAGCTTTTGAAAACGCATCTTGCTCTGATATTGGGTCATCTATGATGGCTAAGTGTGCACCAAAACCTGCAATACCAGATCCTGAACCAGCTGCGAGGAATGAACCTGCATCTTTACCTTTGTGTTGAAGACTCCAGCTGTTAGCAGAACGATTATCTTTACGAATGTTTATTTGTGGAAAGATAGATTTGTATTGTGGGGTATTTACAATATCACGTATGGCGCGGCCGAACCTTGTTGCAAGATCATCACTGTGTGATACAGCAATCTCTTGCCAATATGGATTCTTACCCAGTGCCCATGCGGGAAAATATGTAGATGTTATTAATGATTTGCTTGAACGGGGGGCAACAAATACCATCAAACGGTCTGACTCCCCACTTGCAATTTTCATTAGTTGATCACATAGCAATCTGTGATGCGGCCCAACACTAAAGGATGGGTTCATCAACATAACGAAAGCCAAGAGATCTTCTCTTGCTTGTTGTACGGCTACTCTGGTAGCGGCGTTTCTATCTTCTGTCGTTAAGGACATATACTTCGTCACCCCAAATCACAAGTTGCGTAAAAGCATCTTGTGGAGGATTGTTCGGATCGTATATATCCAGATCTGGATTTAAAATCATGCTCGTATCTCCTGTTACTTTTACTTGCATTAAAACTTTTTATTATAACTAATACCTATTTTATTTTTACCAACGTCTAGTGAAAATCCAGCGTCTTTCATTTTGCCAGCTACACCTTTTACTTTAGTATAGCCAGGTATTTTAGATGCTGCCTTATCTGCTTTCTTCAAAACTATTTTCTTTAGCGCATCAGCTGGATTAGCCATCTTATCATTAGTTGTTGTGTTTGACATTATCTACTCTTTCCAATCTTAGCTGTTGTCATTTTTTCTTTTCTTGCTTTTCTTTGAGCATCTGTTTCGCCCGTTGCAGCTTTGGCTATATCAACTTTAGTAGCTGTCCCACCAACCTGATCTGATACTGCACCTGATTCAATTTTCTTCATATTTGATTTAAGTTTTTTGTCCATTGGTGAACCTGCGTGTCTTCCTGCAGTTCCAATAGTTTCCATGCCTTTAGCCATCTTCTTACGAAGTTTGTTTTTAGCTTTGCCCTCTGCCCCTCTATCGAACGTGCCTCCACGTTCTTGTTTCTTAACCATTTTAGAAAGATCACTAAATTTTAATCCTTCGTCTTTCATTCTTTGTTTTAGTTTATTCATTTGAATTTGATATTTGTTTCTACTATCGCCTTCAACTTTAGTTCCAACTAATTTATCTTTATTAGATAATAAAGCTTTATATTGTTTTTGATAATCTTCTACTTTAGCCACTATTTACCTCCTACGATTTTTAATTTTGGTGCAGCAATTTTCTTTAGACGTTCAACATCGCGTTCGATATCTTCCTCAGAGTTGCCAGTAGAGAATGCGTTTTGCACATTCATCTCGGTTACATTCTTATCAGTCCACATTGCTTGATGTTTACCTAATAATTCAAGGGAGCGGATAGCCGCGTTATAATCGCCCTCCTGCTCGGTCTTCTCAGCGATACGTACTAGGCGGCGCAATATATCATCCGCTTCAATTTTAGTACGCTTTGTCTGGTCGGCTTTAAGTTCTGATATTCTTTTTGCCACTAGTGGATTACGAATCATAGTCCATGCGTTTTTCTTTGCATGTTGTTCGCCGTATCCAGCACGGATTGCTGCAGGAACAGCCGCCAAGTCTTTAATAAACTCTTGACAGAACTGCTCTTGTTGTGGAGTTAGTGTATCGCCTTTAGCCATATTAAATATTATAACTCAAAAGGTATTGTAATTCAAGGCTAGGTGGGTTATAATATTCTTGTATGGTCGCAAGATCATACGTCTCCTGTATAGAGGAGAGGAAAACAGCGTTACATATCACACACACACTTCACACAATAACGCTCCTCTCCTCAACTTTAAAAAAAAACGTCAAAATTTGAAAAAATTTTTTGAGGTGTATATGTGTGTGTATACGCGCGTAGATTTTTCCCTCCCCCCACCTCGACTTATCGACCACCCCGACCACATAGGGTGCGACATTCTGTCACATGTGACAACTTGTCAAGTTCTGAGTATCAGCAGGGAGTTTGCGTATGCGTTTTTTGCATATCAGTTATGCAATCTTAACATAATACTTGCCTTATTGATGCCACAATTTAGTGCATAATGGATTTTATAACGGGATCAGAAGACCTAGTTAAACCTTGAGCAATACGGCTCATTGTTTGAAACTTATTCACAGCCTGTGGATAACTTTTAAAAATAGTTCTTGACTTGGTTTTTTATTCTGTTATGCTGTAAGCATAATAAAAAAGTGAGGTTTTTTATGGCTAATTTTTCAAATGGGAATAGTGTGTATTCTCAAAAAATGACACCTGTTGGAAAAAGTTTAGTTTACAACAGTATTAAAAATGAGTGGCAAGATTGCTCAGATCCTAACAAGCTAGTGACTAGGTATCCAAATCACAAAGTTGATTGTAG